TGAGAGGCAGTTCCCTCAAGGTGGTCCGATCGCTACGGTGCTTACTGTCCCGTTTAAGAGCTACCAGGCTGGTAACTTGAACCGTTTATTCACAGATAAGACCTTAATCGGTAACGTCGGTCAGATGGTCAAGGCTATCAAACGTGGAGACCAACAGGCAATGGTGGACATCGTAGGCAAAGCTGCCGTTAATACAGGTGAAACTCTAGTCCTAGGCTCAATATTATCTAGTGCAGGGCTATTAAAAGATACCAACGACAACGGGGAAGACTTCGCAGGGCCATACCTACAAACTCCATTTGGTTCTATACCTGTAGGGTTCTTAGGCCCAGCCGGGCTCAACATCACAGCCGGGCACAATCTTAGCAAATTGGCAGAGGATGGGGATATTGACGGGTTCGTCAATAACTTTGGTAAACAGGCGCTGTCATTTATGAATATAGAGGGAAGCCTCGGCGGAGACACACCTATCCAGAATGTTATAAGTGGGCAAGGTGATTTTGGAGACCGTCTCACAAAGGCTGCTGGAGACACATTAAGACGTCCGATCCCTTCTGCTCTAGGAGACGTTAATGCCGTCGTGAACACTGTAACAGGGCAGGACAAGGCAAAATTGAAGTCTCTTAATGAGGATGGAACTGTAAACTACCTTGCCACTGAGGGCAACCGAACTATCGACAAACTCGGCTTAGGCACCTTGTTAGAGAGAGATGAGGGCAAATCCAGCCAAGGTATTATTGAGCGTATCACTGGTGGTACACGATCTACTGACGCTACGAAAGAGGCTGGCGTCCAACGAGATGCGGAGAAGTCTATTAAAGACCGAGAAAAAGAGCTAAAGAGCCTCAAGATCCCTCTTAAAGAGGAAGAGATTAAGACTGCCCTAGAGGATGGAGACTACGACAAGGCTCTAGCTGGGTTGGAGTTTAAGAGAGAAAAAGCTCTAGTAGACCCTGATACTTCCGACAAGGACATCAGGCGCATCGACCGAGAGATAGAGAAGACTCAGCTCGAGAGCGAAGGCATAAGCACTACCGAGGAGGGCATGAAAGCTCGAATGGAAGACGGGGAATACGACAAGGTTAGCAGGGCCTTAGAGTTCAAACTTGCTGGAATCGAAGACGATCCTAATACCGCAAAGAGCACCAAAGACGAGCTTCGTTCTAAGATTGGCCGAACTAATGTCTATAGTGAGGGCGCTTATGAACCAGACCTTGTAAATGCTTACGAGAAGAAGGAGTCCAGAGACGGTGGTATTGGCGTCACAGAATGGCGTGAGATGATGGAATCTGGCGATCCTGCAACCGTAGCTTATGCACAGCGCCTCCAGGAGCTCGATAATAGGCTCGTAGATGGTAAACTTATAGATAAGCCTAAGTACTATTGGAAAGGCGGTGGTAGCGGAGGCAGAGGAGGCGGAAGTGGAGGCAGTAAGATTTCAACCAAGATTGGAACCCTAGATGCACCATCAGCCAAATTTACTCCGATCAAAGCTCAGTCAGCTACTATGGGACCTCGTGAAAGAGCCATCCCGGAGTTGAAGAAAGTAGCGAACTACGATCGTTCTAAACTTAAAAAAATTAGCGTAACCAAGGGGGGTCGAGCATGACAGATCAAGAAATACTAGAGAACTTTGTACAGCAAGTGTACTTGGTCCGTTATGGTCGATATATTGACGACATCGAGGACGAGGACGGCGTTATAGAGATCCAGAAGACTATTGACTGGACTAATATGTTCGTACCTGAATTAGAGCGTGAAGCTGACTGGAACTACGCTACTCGCCTAGATGTGGAGTTAGGAACCATAACTGAGGATGATACTAGACTAGAGCTCCCTGACGAGGCTAGAAAGCTCGTTGTTGCAGAGTACCGACCCCTAATAATCAAGCAGGATGGCGTAGTCGTTAGTGAGTGGGAAATCGTAGACCCTGCCAACCTTACCGTACATAACCGCTATAGCACAACAGATAAGCGAGTCACCTGGGCTTCCGATGGAGAGATTATCTTCTCTCGCCCATTAGAAGAGTTCGAAATAGGCGGAACTGCTTATGCTGACGTAGTAGATAGATTCCCAGTTTTAGCCACGGACGACGTCTCTTTACTCGATTTTGTACAGCCAAAGATGCTCTTAATACTAGGTGTTGCAAAAAACGCAACACTACCAGATATCGTTCAAGGTGGTCTCTCTCCATCATTTGCCCAGAAATATGCTGAAGAACTCTCTAAAGCTAAGATGGAGAACAATGCTAAAGCCGCATCAACTCCTGTATTCACAGACGATTTTAGCGGAGTAACGGGGGTATACTAATGGCAGTCACCAACCCAGTAACAGTACCTAAGAAGAAAATAACCAGTACTGACATTACGGGGTTCTCCGGAGGCTTGTTTGAAAATGGTGAGCAGAACGGTGAAGAAAACCAGTTTGTTGAGGGTAGAGATGTCGAGCTAACCATTAACGGGTTACTCGGACCTCGCAAATCTCTAACCCCATTCTTACCTCCGACTGTAGAAAATGCCCACCAGCGCTTCCCGGCCAAGGTTGGCACTACAATTCGCTACTATGTGGGTGATGAGAACAAGGTCAAGTGGTGCGAAGAAGGAGACGACGAGTGGACGGACTGTACTGGGGATAACACAATCACCACCCAAAACGGTGGTAAGGTTAAGTTTTTGAGAGTTCTAGACTCCCTGCTTATTCTTAATGGTAAAAATGGAGACAAGCTCGCTTACGTTGATTTAGAGACTAACGATGTTGTTAAGTACACCTTCGTCGCTAACCCAGCAGTTGCGCCTACCGCCGCTCCAACAGGCATCACTAACTCTGGTGCATACAAGATCTACTATGGCTACACCTTCTCAAGTCCTACTGGTGAGACCGAAATATCGCCTATCTTGGAATATACTATTAACAAGATCCGAAGCACTTGGGACCCAGACGGCGGCGAATATTTAACTGTTTCACGACCGGCCGGAAACCCTGCGGGTTCTACTTATTGGAACTTATACATCGCACTTGCGGCTAACGGGGGCACAATCCAACCCTCAGACATGCTTATGCTTGCAGGCGGATTAGACCTCAACACCTTAAGCGTTGCTGATAACGGGACACTGGCTATTGATATCGGCCGAGGGAATCCACCTACAACCAACAGTACTGACGGGCCTAGGGTTGAATACGGCATAGAGACTAACGGACGCCCAGTAGTGTATGGAGACCAAGATGAGCCAGATAACGTCTGGATCGGTGGAGACGGCGAGTTCGCTAGGGACTTCTCATCTGCTAATGGAGGCTTTAGATCTCAACCTATTAAAGGTACGAACTACTACCCCGCGAGCGTTATCGGGTTTAGGAACGGGCAAGGTATACCGAGCTTAACAATCCTATTCTCCAACACAGAGGGGCTCTCTAAACAGGCCACCTTAGAACAACAGACGATCAACTACGGGAACCAGTCTTTTGTAGTTTGGGGTGTTACAGAACAAAACTACGGGGCGGCGGGCGTAGCCTCCTCTCTCGGTGTAGTTAACTATAAAGGGCAACTCTCGGCTCCATCCTCGGACGGTTTCTTCACAATGGACACAGCTCCTCAGTTGCAGAACGTGATTGCCACTCAGGAGATCGATAAGAATGTTAAACCCTCTAGTAAGAGAATCAAGGTTAGTGCTCTCAACGAGATCGTAGGTACGGGCTGGGAGTCTAGGAATCTATGGACTACTCCGGCAGACGGCTTCGATGAGCCAAATGAGATCTGGATTAGGGACATGAACAACAACGGAGCTTGGTATAAGCTCGCCATTCCAGCACAGTGGATCGGTACTATATCTCCTCCAGATAGCCCAGCCTTCGTGTATATCGCACAAGGCCCAAATACCTATAAGCTCTTTGAGGCTTTCGGTACAGTGGACTACAAACCAGGGGGTGCAGAGACATTCTCCACTTATGCCCGGGGCACTAGAATTGGCTTCAATGAGGCTCATAACAGCTATCAGGCCCTAGTCCAGGTTGTCTTCTATGTGCTTGATATTATCGGTACCGTTACAGTAGGTGTAACTTACAAGAACCAAAACGGTAAATTGAAGACTAAAACTAAGACTTTTGAAGGCCCAGTCTATACCCGCTCAACTGGCGGAGGATGGTCTGATCCTCAATATCTATACAATACTGGTCCAACTCCCGCTCGGTGGAGTGACTTCGTACAGATCTTAACAGGAGCTTCAGGGCTCACTCGCCAAGATAAGAGGATCGTTGTCCCCGTAAATGACCTTGCTTCGGAGGTTCAGTGGTTCATCGAGACTCCAAATGGTTACTGCGATTGGTTATTAAAGGCAATCTCCTATGAAGGTGAAAACCTAGGAGTCAAGCCAGATTTAAGGTAGAATAAGGTTAAAAGGATAAACACTATGCAAGAACAACAAGATTTTGAGATGAGCACGCTGTTAAAAGAGTGGGGGACAGCACAAGTTAATCGTCGTAGGTTTACCACAGACTTCCCTACTTTAGACAAAATCGTTGATGGAGTGCCTATCCAGCACCAACCTAAAGCTCCTTTTGTAGGCGATACCACTATTGCCGGGCTAACGCGCCAAATACCTCGAGCTTCACTTAGACAGCTCCCTACCTTCTCTATGGCTGTTAATGGTACCAAAGAGAGCGTAACCGCTAAACTCTGTACTTACTTCCTTAGACGCTCTGTTTTTAATGAGAATACCTTTGGTAAAGGCTTGCTCTCCACTATGCAGATAGGTACAGAACAGGCTATTGCGCACGGATATGCCCCATTTATGGTCTCTACGGGGATGATGGCTAACGAGTTCGGAACCACTATGCAACTACTTCACTGGGACGATGTTGACCCAGAACCAGGCGTGAGAGACTCTAATGAATTTGGTTATATCTACTTAACTGCCAACATCACAAAGTCTAAGCTTAGAAAGATCCTCAAGGCCGCAGAAGCTAATGAGAACACTTCTTGGAATGTCCCAGCGCTACAAGAGCTAGTGCAAATGGATCCAAGCACCAAAATCTACTCTATATATGGTACTGAGGCTAGAAATAAGAACCAAGTTGAGGCTGCTACTTTCCAGTTTATTACTAGATACGAGCCGGGCGGAGGAGGCCGATTCGTCACATTCTGTCCTCAGATTGAAGATAGAACTCTTAGAACCATCGAGAATAGATCCAAGTTCGGCTACCCTAAGATCGTCTTCTTAGTTATTGACCCTGAACCCCTCAGCCCATTCGGAGTCTCCAGAGTGCGTCTCGCAAGCCCATTCCAGAATATGCTTAACATCTACCTCCAGAATATCGCCTCAATGCTTCTTATTAACTCGAAGCCTCCAGTATTAAAGCGTGGTAGGTTCGATGGGCCTGTACAGCTCGTACAAGGCGCTCAGTGGAACGCTATGGACCAGAACGCTACAGCAGAGCTTGTTACTATGGATAACGGCGCCTTGTCGCAAGCAAGCCAGTTTATTAGCCTATTCTCCACTCAGATTCAGAACATTATGGGGGCAACAGCTGGAGCCCTCGGAACTAATAATAACTACTCAAAGACTGGCCCAGGAGTTAGATTACAAGAAAAAGACACTGGTCTTTCAACTACCCAGATCACTAACATCTTAGAGAACTTCTTGCGACAGTATGCCCTAACAGCGGTAGATACACACATCTCTGAACAGACTGGAGACGACATCCTTATCGTGGACGACGAATGCAAAGATGCGCTTAATGAGATTGAGCCAGGTATGGTAGGCGACGACAATAAGGTTACTATTAACTGGAAAGAGTTCTACGACGGGATCAAAGACTGGACTGTAGAGATTGAGCTAAGTATGGACAAAGATGAGCTTGAAGAGAAGACTCGAGGAGAGATCCAAGACCTTCTTACAACTCTTGCTCAAACTGCCGATCCTGCTGATATGGAGGCTCAGGCGGTCATCAAACAACTTAGAGATAAGTGGTTACAAAAGACCGTCCCAGACCTTAAGCTATCAGCCGGCGTTCAGTCTCAAGCTATGATGGGTACACAAATGGTAGAGAACGCACCAGTTCAACAATAGCCAATGTTTGACACTATAAAGAGCTTAAGATATATTTATAGGCAAGGCAGAGCAAAGGAGGGCCTATTATGAATCCAAATAACGAAGATTTAGGTTATAGATCGCCAATCGAAGGACTGGTAGATACACAGAAGCAAGTAACAAAGGATGGATCGTAGTGACGTTACCGCTTTTGGTAAATCAACTGCTATACTGGATGATTTAGAGGCAGGATGGGACAAAGCAGCAAGAGATTATTACGAAGAAAATTAAACTTAGAAAGGAAATATTATGATAGTTTTTAGAAATATATACACCGGTGAACAGAGACAAGTGGATACAGAACCGCACATCGCAGCCTTCTGGGGCAGTAGCGATCGTTCCCCTAATGTAACCCAAGGACAGGATAGAGGCTGGAGACTAGATCCTCAAGTTCAGGTAGAATTAGAGAACATTATGTCTAACAGCGCCGCTCAGGATGAGATAGCTCGTAATGCGAGGATTCTGACAGAAAATATGAGGGAGTCTGATGTACTATTATATATCTCAGAGCGCAACGCTCGTGAGGGAGTATTTGAACAAAGCCCAGAGGACTTCGAGAGAAAGTACCAGATTGATCTAAACAAAGTTCGTGAGGAACAAGCTGAACGGAATCAGAAGGACAATGAGTTTAGAACATCTAAGCAGCTAGGTGGCAAACCCCAAAGTGATAGTGTTAAACTAGAGGAGTCAAAGGCTGACGAAAAACAAGACTCTAAGAAAAAGGAATAATAATTATGGCTAAAGATTTTACTACTGAAGATGCTATAGCACAAGGCAAAGCCGATGCTGTAGCCAACCACAAGAATGAAGAATTTAACGGCGAGACTGGGGCTACTTTAGATGAGATCGTAAAAGATGCTCGAAAGACAGCTAAGGCTAACCACAAGGCCGATGTTAAGAATCAAGAGGACGGAAGTCAAGATTTGACTAACGACACTAGCGACGCTGCTTTGTCCC